AAAAAAAAAGGTATTACAAGCAAAACACGATAAAGAATTAAAAGATTTGGCTGATAAACATGCGAAAGAAAAAAGTGATTTAGCAGCAAAACACCAAACTGAAAAAAATAATTTACAAGAAACGCAAGGTTCTTCTGGATTAGCAGATGCTGCTGGAGCGACAGCAGGTATTTTGGGGGCTTTACCGCAAGGACAAGGAACATATGGAAGTTCTGGTTATGGAAGTTCTGGTTATGGAGGTCCTGGATATGGCAGTAGTCTTCTAGGAAACGTAGGTGCGTTAGATGCTTCTAGAGGTTTTTATACAAATCCTTTAGGAACTGGAAGTCCCAATGTATCAGGATTGGCATCAGGTCTTGGAGGTATTTCATTAAATGGATCACAAGGGACGAATGGTTCAAATAATAGTTCAAATAATAGTTCAAATTCTACAGATTTATCAAATAATACAATAGTAAAAAATGGTAATAAACAAATAGTTATTAATCCCGGTATGTCTGGAAAACCAATAGAATTAGAAGATTATAGATTATATAAAGGCCCAAAAGAACCATTTACATATAATGTACCATTTGAACAAGGAACAGATGAATTACCATATAAAACATCATTTTGTATAAGATATTCAAAAGGAACTAAATTTTTTATAATGTATGGAGATACAGTTGTAAATCTTATTAATTCTGTTAAACAATTTATTAATAAATTTTTACAAGATAATTCTCCTCAAAAAAAATTTGTAGAATCAATTGATATAAGGATTAGAAAAATAGAACGAAATATATTACAGAATCAAATAACATATAAAAGATTATTAAATAAATTTGCTAATATTGATATTCAATATAAAAATCAAATGAGAGACTTTTTATTATTATTAGACAAGGAAAAAAGAGAATTAATTTATAAATTAGAAGATTTAAAAGATCTACAACAAAATGGTTTAAAAATAGCAATCTAAAATAGGGAATGTTTTCAAGAAAAAATAAAAATAGAAAAAGAAAATATAATACTAGGCGTCAAAAAGGAGGATTGATTGGAAGAAGAGGACAAAAAGGAATGAATGCTTCACATGTTGAACAACAACATGCTAGAGAAGCACAACAATTAAGAGAAAAACAAGCAGAAAAAAAACAATTACTACGACAAAAACAACAAAGGCAACAAGAAGAACTTAATCAAAAACATAAACAAGAACTAGCAAAAGAAACAAATCTTACAAAAAGAAAACAACTACAAGAAAAACATCAAAGAGAACAGAATGCTTTAAAATTATCTCATGAAAAAGAAACAAAAGCACAAGTAAATAGACATAATAAACAAATTGAAACACAGCAAAAAAGACATAAATATGAATCTTCTAAATCTAGACAATCACTTGGTTCTAGTGGTATGGGTTCAGCATTAGGGGCTGCTGGTATGGGGTTAGGAGCAATGGGAGCAATGGGATCTATGGGATCTATGAATCCTATGGGAAGTTTAAATTCAAGTCTTGGATCATTGGGTGCGAACACAAGTTCTGGTTTAGGAGCATTAGCGAATGGAACTTCTGGTAATGGATCAATGAATGGAACTTCTGGTAATGGATCAATGAATGGAACAAATGGATCAATGAATGGAACTTCTGGTAATGGATCAATGAATGGAACAAATGGATCAATGAATGGAACAAATGGATCAATGAATGGAACAAATGGATCAATGAATGGAACAAATGGATCAATGAATGGAACAAATGGATCAATGAATGGGACAAATAAATCAAAACGTGGAATAACAAGTATTCAATTATCAGAATCACAAGGTAAAATATTACCCGGTATCCCAATAGAATTATCATTAGAAGATTATCAAGGTCCTGATATCCCGGGGACATATAAACCAATTGTAAAAGAGGCAACAACTGGAAATTTTTTAACATATTTTATGATTCAAACAGTAAATGGTGCTCGATTCTATAAATTATATGATATATCTGAAGATACAATTAAAAATACAATATCAAATTTTATTAAAGAACAACAAATAAAAGATTCTCCTTACCAAGATTATTTAGATTCTATGGAATCAATGAAATTACAATTAAAAGATAATAGAGCAATACTTGAAGCAGATTTTGATCGTTTAAATAAAAGATTAGATGATGTAATTGATCCTAATGAAATACAAATAGATCAACAATATTTAAATCTATTACGTGATGAAATTGATAGAATTTTAGATGAAGAAGATAGATTAGAAAAAATATTAACATCACTTCAATAGATAAAAGAATGTCATTAACAAGAAAAATGTTACATGCTCTTGACCCAAAACATATTTTAGGCAAAGATCAAAAGGAAGAGATGATTGATACTACAATTAAATCTACTAAAAAAATAAAAGGAAAACTGCGTCAAGCAGTAACTAGATCATTATCATCATTAGAAAGAAATATAAGAGGAGGTTTTTATAAAAAAACTTCTCGTAAATCAAAGCGTAAAATCTAAAATCATTAACAACGTAATAAACTTAGAGTAAAAATCATAAATATTCCAGTTCCAACAAACGCAATAATTTCTTGTTGATTATTTAAATGAGGCGTATCATACTCCTTTTCTAAAACATCTAACCGTTTCACCAATTCATCAATTTTTGTCTGTAAAGTATCATCAGTAGATTTTATAGGTGTAATATTATTATTTGTTGTAGAATTATTATTTTTATCATTATTAACGACACGAGGTTCATAATTTAATTTATTCCATAACGGATAAGTACCACCGGGTGTAGGAAGACTTTTAAAATAGGCACTATTATTTGTAGCCGGTGTTAGAGGTTTCCAATTATCATCCAATGATGGGAGAGGAAGTTGATTTGATTCTCCCGATACTTTTTCAAAACCCATCTCAACTTTTGCTTTATCAAAATCTCCAACAAATCCTTCAATATTTAAATCATCATCTTCATTTCCAGTAAAATAAGAAGGTAATTGGGGAGAACTTTTAATAGCACCTTGAACATTTGGAATTTTAGATTTCTCAATATTTTGAAATGCCTCCGAATATTGTTTAGCATCTAGTGCCGGGCGATCTGGATCAGTTGCTTCTGGATTAAATTTAGGATCTACCGGTGTCTTAAAACAATCTTTTGATTTTTTATATTTTTTCTTCTCATGTCGTTGCTGCTTCTCAAAAGCAGAATTATCTTTACAATTTATATTTTGTTGAAAGGCATCTTCTAAAAGACAATAATCCATTGTCACTCCTGAGAAAAATATAGAAATCTTATTTGATAGATTCTCTCTTTTAAAAAGAAGAATGGCCCCTTCAATAAAAAATCATTTACTAGATTTATATTTTAAACTAGAATCTCCAATTCATATCATGTTATATTTTATTTTTGCGTTAGCAGTCATATATGTGTCACAAATACCTGATAAATATAAATATTATGGAAATAATATTATATTAAGACTTATATTTTTTGGATTTATCATTACAACATGTAAATATGTATCATACATACATTCATTATTATTAGCATTATTTGTTGTATTATATATATCATATACCCCGGGTATGAAAGGAAGTGAAGGATTTGAAGATTTACGAATTGTAGCAAAAAAAGAAGGACGTTGGTGGGATGAAAAGGTGTTAGGTGAAGATCCTGAACTAATGGAAACTGAAAAAGTCAGAACGGAAGCAATTCAATCTTGATAAATAATAGGAATATGGAAGTAAATATTGATATAATAGCAAGAATATCATTTACTTTGTTTTTTTTCTTATGGAATATAATTGAAGGTTTTAAAATTGATACTCATTATCCTCATAAATTTGTTGTATTATATTTTTATCCTTTATGGAGACTCTTATTATTAACATCGTTAGTTATTGGAGGACTTTGGTGCCAAAGTTTATCAATCATGTTAGCATTTGCTATATTTTTCTATTTTATGGATTTACAATTATTACTCTATAAAGAAATATAATTTTTAGAATAGATGGCGTTTCCAATGCCGACAGCACTAGGAAGTACAAGTTTAAATCCTATTGAAGGCACGATTTTATCATTAAATTCAAATCCTTATTTTATTGGCTCTATGATGTTATTATTAAATTTAGGTGGTCGTCATTTTGCTACTGCCTTAACTCCCGAACAAGATAAGTTTTTTCAACAAGTTTGGTTCCGTCGTGCGTTAGTATTTATAGTATTCTTTATAGGTACAAGAAATATATTATCATCATTATGGATGAGCATAGTATATATTATAATAATTGGATACTTATTTAATGATCAAAGTTCTTTCTTTTTATTTAAACCGACTACATCTATTGATAAAGAGAAAGAGAAAGAGAAAGAGAAAGAAAAGCCACTAAATCCAGTACAGAACTATACTGGATTGACTGCGGAAGAAGCAGATATTCATAAGAAATTATCGGATAAACTAGAAAGATCTAAAAGTGATGATAAAGATAAAAATAAAGATAAGGACAATCTTAAAGGATATGATATAACATCTGATATAACATCAGCATATTCTACAATTATGAGTAGATTTTAAAGGTTTTACAGTTATAAATAATCTTTACAGTTTATAAATAGCAATCTTTAGAGTTGGATTATTATTTGTCCAAGTATTCAAGGCATTATAATATCGTTCCCAGTTTCCTCCAGCCAATCCACATCCAATTTTATATGGTATTGCGATTGATGTAATATTTAGTTTTGTAATTTTATTTAGACATTCTATAAAATAGTTATATCTATCTTCTAGACTATCTGGTTTTCCACATGAATCATACATTCCTGGCTTACCCATAGCTACTTGTGCGAACGCACATATAATCTTTCTTTTACCAATTATTTGTATAGTTCCAGGTTCTGGTCTATCTTCTGGAATTGCCATATTTCGTTTCCCAATTCCTTTACGAAGGGCATATATATTTGCATCTTTCCATTTATTTGCTATAGTTTCTGATAAGCCATGTGGTCTAATCGCAGTGCAACAACATTGTTGTAAAATATATTCTTCTTTTGCATCTAGAATATTTCCATCAATAATTGATATCATTTATAATACATTAATTATTGATTATTATAATTTAATTTTTTTATTAAACCGCTAAACTTACTGAATTACCAACTGGAGCACGACGTCTTCTACCACCTCCACGACCTCCTCCAGTCCTTGTCGATTCTGCTTGACTCATCATTTCTTCTGAATGCAAACTCTGTAATTCAACTGCTGCAGCAACTGCTGGTTGTGTTACAGATGAAACTGATTCTGGCATCATATATACATCATTTTTTCTTGCTTCTTCAAATGTCTTTAATATATCATCAACCCCAGTAGGCCCTTTCATCTCTCGTCGCATCGGTTGTTCAGAAGATGCTGCTACTGATTGAGGTGAATTAGAAGGAGCATTAAACATTTGTGATGGAGCATTTACTGACGCAGTTTGATTCTTATTCATTGCCATATTCATAAAATTTCCAAAACCAGGTCCAGCAGCAGAAGCAGCTGCTCCCGCTACTTGACGGGCTAAATCAGGATTACTACGTAATACATCATCAACATTCGGCATGCGAGACTTTAAGAATGTATTTGTTACATGGCACATAAATCCAGAACCAGCAAGAGACATCACTAAACGAGCCTCGGGAGGCATCTTTCCACGATCCTTATATTTATCATATAATTCTTCAAATACATCATCAAAATCTTCTACATTCTCATGTACCGATTCAGACCATCCATCTAATTTCAAATCAAATGGATCAAATTTTCCATTTGCCCACTCCATTCCAGTCACAATTCCCATAAGTGCTTGACGCTGAAAACGAAGAGATGCTTCTAAATTACGAGCATCCAAAAGTCTATTGTATTCATCACGAACTTCTTCTAAAGTATTATCCGTAGTATAACGACGAGAAACAGTAAATCCCTTTTGTTCAAGACGTTGTAATTTATTAAGATATTCCATTTTTTCTTTTTTCTCATTTTCATTTACAACACGATTTTGTGTATTTGGTTGATCTAAATGAATATTTGGAGAACTTGAAGTTTGTGTATTTGAAAAAATATTATTATCTTCTCTTTTAATTTCAGTTTGAAATGATACCGATGGTAGTGTATCTAATTCTTTAATTTCTACTTCAGCCAATCCTCCATCTCTTTCTCTTTCTCTTGGCATTGGTTTTAGTTGAGTATTTGTAAGCATATTTAGACCAAGACTATCATTAATATCATTTAATTCAATTACATTCCCAATATCATTCGCAATAGAAATATCTCCACTATTTAAATTAGTATTGCCAAAATTCATAGTTCGTACTTCATTTTCCATATCTAAAACACTAACGCCAAAACTCATCTTCTTATTTTCCTTTCTTTCTTTTTAGATAGGTGTTTCACGCATTTAAATGTTATACCGGGTATTTAAATTTAGTCTTTTTAAAAAACATAATCAAGACACATAGAAAGAGCATCAGCAAGATCATTTGTCTTTAAAGATGTATTAAATAATTCATGAAACTTTTGTTCTTGTATATGTTTTTTTAAGAAATCTTTTGCTCTATCAACAGAAGCCTTTTTACGATTTGCATATCCTGCTTCACCAACCTCAGTACCTTTTACTTTTTTGCCAGCATGGATAAGTTTCATCTTAGGAATAGGAGTTAGAATATCTCTTAAAGTGGCATAAATCAAGATTTGTACTGTTTTCATATTTGGATTTTTGAGAACTGGTTGATTTTCTAAACCTATTACTGATGCTTTTCCTAAAATTTCTTTATGATCTAGAACAAATTTTCTAATAGAATCATGGAGTCCTTCCATATCAAAAAGTTTCTTAATAGATTTCTTTTTTACAATAGGTAAAGCATATGTTTCTTTTATTTGTTTATGAAGTTCTTCTTTTGATATTTTTCCTTTTATCTTTAGTATTTCTTTTAGAATAGAAACAGTTGGCATAGTTTTTAAAATATTCCCAGATAAATCTTTAAAAATAGGCTTTATAGAATGTTTTGTACAATAATGTTTTTCTCCAAATGTATATAAAGCATTTTTACTACAAGAAACATCACTACATTTATATTTCTCTTTTATATCATTTACATTACCATCTTCTAGCAAACTATAATTCTGCCAACCTAAAATTTTTTTGTTATCAGAATTATAAACACAATACGCAAGATTTTTAATACCAATATCAAAACAACATACAATATTTGTCATCTTACTTATTAATATTTATCATTCTTTTTTAGATACCTTTATAAGATAAATTATATACAACAGCTAGATTTTGGTATGTTCCTCTGGGAGTATTACGTCCTCCTTCAAAATATTGTGTTTCTTTTGAATTTTGAGGTTTATCTTCAAATTCTTGAGAAGCAAATGTTCCAAATAAATCGGGAGTACTATTATTATCTCTTTCAACACCAATTCCTAAAGTAGCATTTGTATTTTCAAGTCTAGAACTATATTTTGTAGTTTTTAAAATTTGTGATGGTGGAGGAATAACACTTTTATCAAGAGTTCTAGTTGTAGGAAAAGTATGAGATCTATTATAATCAATTAGTTTTACAGCATTATTTGTTAACCATTGTTTTGTAGGAAATTGTTTTCCAGCGGGAATATTTTTACTACAGTGATCATAATAATCTGTTGTTAAACGACCATCCGCCATAATAGCAGGCCATCCTTCATATCGATTATCTGGAGTCATATCTGTTGGTGTTTTTATATATTGATCTTGATCTACTTTTACTTTATTATAAGAAGCATATACATTTGGTTGAGAAACTTTTCTAAAATGTTTTGATGATACGTCCATACTATTTACTAATAGTTTTAATTATCAATTTCAACAACATTATCAGATGAAAGTTCTTCAGATTGGCGTATAATCTGAAGAAGTTTTTCACGACCGGGTCTATTTCCTACACGTAATCCCTTCTTCTTTGCTATTTCAATAAGTTCATCTTTTGTCATTGCTTCATAATTTACTGGATTTACTTTTTTAATTTCTTCATTTTTTTCAATATTAGCAGTTTCAAGAACTTCAGAATATAATTCTTCAGTTTGAAAATCATCAAGTGATTGTTGTTGTAATTGTGATTCACCTTCTTCTTTTAATTCATGTAACTCATGTTCTTGCTGCTCATCATGTTTTTGCTGCTCATTATGTTCTTGCTGCTCATCATGTTTTTGCTGCTCATTATGTTCTTGTAATTGTATATGAGGAACCATAATTGTTGTGCCATCCATTGCTTCTTGGAATGAAAGATGAGAAGGAACTTGGGGAAGCATATGCATTTGATGAGTTTCTTCTTTCATTTTAATATCAATAAGAATATTTTCCATTAGACCAACACGTTTCTCCGCATAAGTTACACGAGAATATAGATAGAAAAATAGAGCTCCAAAAACTAAAGTGAGTAATAAACCAATTGTTAATGATTCGCTCAATACACTCATTCTTTTTACAAACTATAATTATTCATTCGGAAGAACCCGCAACAAAATTCTTTTTCCAAATCTCTTCTACACTAGATTCTCTACAAATTCCATTTTTAATAGTATAATCAAATATTAATGTATCATCTATACGTTTGGCTCCTACACAAATCTTTTCAACAAATGAAGGAGATGATTCAATAATTTCAAATACATGAGTACTTACAATACTTGCCACATGATTAAAAGACCATAGTTTTTCTAAAAATTTATCAGCAGTTCTTATACTATCGGGAGGATTCGTTGAGTGGAATAATTCATCAAACATTATAAAACCTTTATATTTTGGATTATTATAATATAATACATCACGAGCAAATGTTATTTCTTTTTCAAATAATGATTTTTTACCAGGGCTATCTTGAATATGTAATCCAGATAATATATAATCAAATAATGATAATTCAATAGAATCTCCAATAGCAACTCCAAATGATTGAGAGAATAAAAGTGTTTGAAGAACTGATCGTAAGAATGATGATTTTCCTCCACCGTTTGGACCAGATAGTAAGAAATGTTTTTTATTATTATAGATTTCAATTGAAGATCCAATACGAACATCTTTTGATAAATTAATATCAGCAATATTTTTAACTCTTAAAAAAGGAATATCACTTTCATAAAATGTAACAATAGAAAAATCTTCATTATTTGAAATTCTCCAAAGAATTTCAAATAGTGAAAGATCTTTACTTATTAAACGTAATCTGTCAGGAAAATCAAGAAGTTCAATAAAATTTCTACGATATTCTTCAAGATTTTCTAAAGTTCTTACAAAAGTAAAATCTATAGAATGTTTTTCTAAAAAGTTTTTAAGATTTTTTATTTCTTCAGAATATTCTTTCACAGATTTTCCAAGTTCAGTTATAGTATTATTTATTGTATATAAA